ATCCTACAGTCTTATGATAATACTGTAGGATTGCACCATGTAATTATGGATTGCACTTTGGACATTCCAGCTTAATAAGATAGAATTTACCAATAACTTTTTATAAGGAATTAAAATGGCTCTCCCTAATCAAATTCTCCCAGGCTTTTCAGCATCACTATGGTGCCAGACAGCTTCTTCCCCAACAGCTTTAACAACCTCACAACTGTCTACATGGACAGGGCAAGTTGCTAATATTGTTGGAACTGTTGCTAATGGTGTAGGTACATCTGGCTCACAACTTAATGTGGAATCCATCCCTAAGTTTGGACAAGATGATGCTTCTGCTTCCTTCATGGTTGCTGGTAGTCGCCAATCAGATCAAATTCCTACACAAAGCAAACCAACATCTATGACTATTGTTGCTCCTTGGAATCCAAGCGATGCAGGATTATTGTTAATGCGTGCTGATGCTTATAGTGGAGTTATTGACCGCACTTTTGTAGTTGCGGCAACATCTGGTTCAAATACAGTAGCTTATGCGTTTAATGGTCGTGTTTCAGAGTTTTCTATTGATGCGGCTCCAGGCAAAGAAGCAACTTGCACATTTAGCGTGCATCCTCGTGGAAATCAGTATGGCTGGTCAAACAATACTTAATATTATGAAAATACAATTTGCTAATGGAAGTATTTATGAGGTGGCAGATGTCGATGAAGCTATTGCCAAATGCCTAGCGGATGGTAATGACCCATTTAACCCTACAGTTTTGGAAACAGATTCTATTAAATTAAAACAGCATAAAACAGACTTCACAGATGAAGATTGAAAGTAATACAGACTTACTAAGCTATCTATTAAATCAAGCCAATTCTGGAGTTAAGAATTGGTTTGGTTTTACTCAACAACGGATTGCTGGTATTCATACAGTCTATGAGATTGCTAAAAATCATGCAGATCAAATGTCGCCAGAAGAAATTGTCGAATATGTTATTAGGCTAAACAATGCTATATATCAAAGAATGATAAAGGCAAGTGATGGCCAAAGTTGATATATCCTTCAAGTTGCAAGGATATGAAGAATTTGAAGAACTGATGTTACAAATTCGGGATGATTTTGGTCCCAAGGATGCAAATGCAATTTTAAAAGATGCTGTAAAAGATGCTATGGTACCAGTATTAATGATGGCTAAAAGCCTTGCACCTAAACATACAGGTGCTTTAGCAGAGTCGCTTCGCATAGAAGCTAGGCGACCAAATCAACGAGATCATAGATCACGCTATGTTTTAGAAACTGATACCATGATTGGGACAGTAACTACTGCCCCAGGCAATGTTCTTGCAAGAAAAAAATTCGTTAATTTACAGCATCAAGTAGTTTTACGGAATGGCAAAAAAGAATGGAAGATTAAACAAGTTGGAATTGAATCTGATGCAAGAGCCAATGTTCAAGAATTTGGAGTCGAGTTTGGCAGTCATGCTATGGCGGCACAACCATATATGCGACCAGCATTACAATCACAAGGAATTGTAGCGGCTAATTCTTTAGGTGCAAAATTAGGTAGCAGATTAGAAAAATACAAGGCAAAACAATCAAGGAAACCAAGATGAATCAATTTTCGAATGCTTTAGGCAAGTCATTTAATAAGGATGCTATACGCATCCGTTCTTTTGAGTTGGGTGGACATATTTTTAAAATTAAAGTTCCACTTACATCTGATTTTGATGCAATGCAAGAAAGAATAAAGGTTCTGGATGAAGATAAGGTTAATAAATACTATTCTGAGATATCAAAGCCATTTTTAGATAATAAGGAAAGTTTCCTAAAAGAAGGTGATGTTGAGTTTAAGGAAGATGACATTCTTATTAAAGGAACATCTTTAAAAGATACAGCTAAAAACAAAATCGCTACTGAAAACCGCATTTTGGAACTATTTAAGTTTATCGTTCCAGAGGAACAAGGTTTTGACATGAATACTATTACATACGAAATGATTGATGAGTTATTTCCATTTTCAATTCAGCTTCAAGTATTAGAGAATATCAATGAAGTTATTTCTCCAAGCTATAAGGTTGCAAAGGGAAAGTAATTAGGTCAGTCCCAAGACAGGTAAGGGCATATTTAACTGCTCATGGAACTGACCCAAAAACAATCGACCAAGAAACCTTCCATGAATTATGTGTTCTTTATAATGACGGAATAATTGGTAATTTTGGAATTTTGCAGATACTAGGCAATTTAACTGCAGGAGTCTATAATTACATGAGAAGTTCAGGTTCAAAATCATATGCTCTGCAAGATGTAATACCAGCAGCTTATGATTATATGTACCCACCTATTACAGAACAAGAAAAAAAGGAGTTGGCAAGTCAGCAATTATTAACTTATATTTTAATGAGTCCTAATGTTCCAAAGGCATTGACGGAAAGACAAAATGGCTAATGTAGCAAGACTAGGTGTGGTAATGGGGCTTGATACAGCAGAGTTTACCTCTGGGTTACAGGCTGTAGACAAACAACTAGAGCGTTTTAAGGAAAGGCTTATAGAGTTTGCCAGCGTTGCGGTATTTGCCGAAATGACTAGAGCCGCAATGGAGTTTGCCGGCACTATAGTTAAAACAGCTAAAGCTAATGATGTAACTACCGCATCTGTATTACAACTGTCTAAAGCGTTAGAGGAAAATGGTGGCAGTGCAGAGGAAACTTCTAGAATTTATGCTGGCTTTAACCAAAAAGTGGAAACAGCCGCTTTAGGTAGTGAAAAAGCACAAGAATCTTTTGCACGCTTAGGAGTGTCTTTAAATGATATTCGCACACTTTCCTCACAAGATTTATTTGAAAAGACGATTGTTGGGTTAGCAAAAATTAATGATTCTGTTACTCGAAATGGTTTGGCTTTCCAAACACTTGGAAAAGGTATTCGAGGAGTGGATATTGTAGGGTTGGCACATACCATTGAAGAAACAAAAGGTATGTTTGAGAAATATTCTTTATCCGTAAATCAAGCACACGAACTTCACCTAAAAATGGAAGCCTCTGGAAGAAAGATAAATCTTTTATTTACAGATGCTTTTATTCCAAATCTAAAAATTATCTATGATGATTTAACCAAAACTAATGGAATGCTTGAAGCATTTTTCTCAAAGTTAAAGTTAATTGGAGAAGGCACAGCAATTTTATATGCCGCTATTAAGTTAGATATACAAATTATTGTAACTTCCATAATGGCATTAAATGACGCTATTTATAACTTTTCTACTGGTGGTTTGGATGCCATGCGTAAAGGTTGGATGAATAGTCAAAATGAAGCTAGATTGGCGGTATCAGGTTATCACGAACTGTTGGCAAAAATTAAAGAAGTCAATACCGCATCTGGTGAAGGTGGTCCTAAAGGAGATGAAAAGCAAAACCGTCAAATTATACAGTCTAATGCCGCAAAAATTAATGCCGCAAAACAATTAACAGACGAATACAAAAAGCAACAAAACTTACAGCTTCAAATGGTTATAGATCAAAGAAATTTGCTTGCTTTAACCAATGACCAAAAAGTTGTTCAGCAAGCTGTTAATAAAGTTATAGATGAAAATAAAAAAGCTAGAGATGCGATTGATAAGCAAATTGCAGCCGCAGAAGGTCAAGGTGCCGCAGGAGCGGCTTTAATAAGAGTGTTAAAGCAACAAAAAGAGGCTATTTTTGACTTGCAATCAACTTATGTAGATGCCACGATTGCGGAAACTGAAGCTACCATTAACTTTCAAAAAAGTTATTCTTTTGGCTGGAATAAAGCGTTTTCACAGTTTAGAGAAGATACAGAAAATAATGCACGCATAACTGAGGAAATGTTTACATCAGCTATTGGCTCTATGAATAGTGCTATTGATACTTTTGTCACTAAAGGAAAATTGGATTTTGCTAGTTTAGCTACAAGCATTTTGCAAGATATAGAAAAAATTATTCTTAAAGCTATGGTAATGCGGGCTATTACTGGAATGGGTAATGCTATGGGTCTTGGTGGCTACGGGTCAGGTACAGAAGGAAGTTTTAATTTTATTGGACCACCATCCTCATTAATGGCTAGTGCTTCTGGTGGACCATTAAGTTCTGGGCAAGCATCCATTGTTGGGGAGAATGGTCCCGAGTTATTTATACCCAAAAATGCTGGTACTGTTATTCCAAACTCTGGAAATTTAAGCGGAGTAGGTAGCACAACTAATGTAACCAATAACTATATTCAGGCTATTGATACAAAGTCCTTTGAAGAAAGGCTCTATGGAAGTAATAAAGCTATTTGGGCGGCTAATCAATATGCAGATAAAAACTTAGCAATGTCTAGGAGTAGAACATAATGGCTGGATTCCAAGATATTGTTGAGATACAACAAAGCATGACTATTAATAACCGCAGAACTGTTGGTCAGCAAGTAAGCCGATCAGGTCAGTTGCGTGTAGCACAATACCTTACATCTGTTCCTTGGGTATTTACAGTTACGCCACACAACTTTCTTTATTATCCACAAGCTAGAGCAATTATCCAAGCTATTGATAATCTAGATAGACAGGTACCGCAAACCATTACTTTTGCATCAGACAATCTAAAATGGTTTACTGCAATGCAAGGTACTGCTACAAGTGCTGTATTGGCATCTACTCCACCAGCAAATACACAAACTTTAGCATTAACATCAAATGGCACTTATAAAGCTGGTGATTTTATTGCAGTTGGTGGATATACTTATAAGGTAACTGCAGATTCATCTGGAAGCGTTGTATCCATTCATAGACCACTTATAGGAACTCCATCAGTAGGTGCAACAGTGACTATGGGTAATAATGTAACCTTTAATGTGGTTGCAGAGCAATGCCCTACTTACACTCTTATTCCTATGACGAATGGTGCTTTTGTAAAATGGGACACTACATTTATCTTTAGAGAAGATATAGCAAACTAGGAAAATATATGTCTACATCAATGCTTGCACTTAATTCAGGTTCTATTATAGTAGCTGAATTTGTAAAACTTACTTTGCCAACACAAACTTTTACATTTTGCAATGCTGCGGCACCTATAACAGTAAATAGTGTTACTTATGAAGGTTTAGGAAGTTTGCTTGGTATTTCAGAAATACAAAATGACATTAAAGCTAGTAGTGCTGATTTAAAAATATCATTAAATGGTATTGATCCTGCAAATATTTCCATTATTTTAAGCGGTGATATTAAAGGAAGTAAAGTAGAGGTATGGAGAGGGTTCTTAGATTCAAGCAACCAAATACAAACCATAGGTGGACAGCAACAATTCTTTAAGCGTTATCAAGGAATTATTAACAATGTTGCAATACAAGAAAATTTTGATGACAAAATTAGAGAAAGAATTGCTACTTGCATAGTATCTTCTGCTTCAATGAGACTGGTTTTAGATGGAAGAAATGCTGGAATGAGAACTAATCCGCAAGCATGGAAAGTATTTTATCCTAACGATACAAGCATGGATAGAGTTCCAATTATTGCGGCAACATATTTTGATTTTGGAAATCAAGCATCAGGCGGAAGTCAAACTTCTGGTGGTGTGTTGAGTCTCTTTATTGGTCATGGTGGAAATGTTACAGAAACAATTACAACTAACGAACCATAAATATGATAAGAAAAGCTACAATACACGATAAAAAAGAAATAATAGAATTGCTTACACAATTTGGAAATGAATTTTTACCAGATTTAATGAAGTATGCTAGTTCTGGGTATGTAGAGAAAGTATTAACTGGAATTATTGCTGGTGCTGGTTTCATTTTTATAGAGCAAGGTAAAGGAATGATTATTGGAGCTATATCACAATATAGTTTTAATGAAAAAATATTAGTTTTATCTGAAATGGCTTGGTATGTAAAACCAGAATTTAGAACTACAACTGTTGGTTACAAACTTTTTAAAGCATATCTTTTAGAAGCTGATAAATTAGTAAAAGAAAATAGAGTGCAAATTGTTTTTGTTAGTAAATTACATAATAGTCCTGATATAAATTATCAAAAATATGGATTTAAAAAAATGCAAGAAAGCTGGATTAAATGAAACCTATTAAATTATTCTTATTTTTATTCTTATTTAGCTTTGCTAGTTTTGCATTTGCTTCTGTCGATAGTGGTTTAGGTGGAATATTGCAAGCTGCTTTTACTATTGCAGCCGCTTATTTTACTGCTGGTCAAAGCCTTTGGGTACAAATGGCTGTTACATTTGCAACATCCGTTATTGCATCAAGAATTTTAAGTCCTAATCAAAATCAAAATGCCAATTCAGGATCAATAGGTTCCACTAATGCAAGACAACAAGTTCCTCCAGATACTACTACTCCTGTTCCAATAGCTTATGGCTCTTGTTATATGGGCGGTAAGTTTGTGGATGCCGCATTAACCACAGACCAAAAGGTTATGTATTATGTAATGGCTATTTCTAGCACAAGTGATAATGGAGTATTCACTTATGATGGCGATAATATGTATTATGGTGATCGTAAAATTACCTTTGATGCTACTGATAGAAGAAAAGTAGTAAGTCTTACAGATACTGCTGGTAATGTAGATACAAAAATAGATGATTTACTTTTTATTAGCTTATACAGATCAAATTCTGCTGGTGTAATTACCCCAATGAACACAACAGAAATGCCTTGGGGGACAGATGTTCATTCCATGGGTGTAAATTCTGGCTTGGCATCTGCACAGCAATGGAGTTCTACTAATAGAAATATGAATGGTTTGGCTTTTGCGATTATTCGTCTTTCCTATAGTCAGCAAGCTGGCACTACTGCTTTACAACCAGTTACATTTTTAGTTAATCAATCCATGTCTGGTACTGGTGTAACAAAACCGGGCGATGTTTGGTATGACTATATGACCAATTCTATATATGGTGGTGCGGTTGACCCAGCTTATATTGATACCGCTTCTGTAACAGCCTTAAATGCTTATTCAGATGAATTGATTACTTTTAAAGATTACAACGGAGTTTCACAAACACAACCAAGATATAGAATAAATGGCGTAATTGACCCATCACAAGGATGTTTACAAAATGTAGATCAAATTATGTCTGCTTGTGATAGCTGGCAAAGATATGATGCTACTACAGGAAAATGGTCTGTAGTTATTAATAAAACAACTGCATCATCTTATAGTTTTAATGACTCTAATATGATAGGGTCTATTATTGTTGGTACTGTGGATATTACACAAATGCCTAATCAAGTACAAGCAAAGTTTCCAGATAAATTTAACAGAGATCAATATAACTATGTAAACGAATCTGTGCCATCAGGTCTTTTATTGCCTAATGAGCCAGTAAACAAATTAAATTTAAATTACGATTTAGTGCATGATAGTGTACAAGCCTTATATCTTGCTAATCGTGTATTAGAACAAGGTCGTGAAGATTTACTTGTAACAATTAATACTACTTATGATGGTATTCAAGTAAATGCTGGCGATGTCATAGACATTACTAATAGTTATTACGGATGGACAAATAAACTATTTAGGGTAATGCAAGTTAAAGAAGCTATTTCTGTAGAAGGTTTGCTAAGTGCACAACTACAGCTTACTGAATATAATTCTCAAGTTTATAGTGATGGCACTATTAATCAATTTAATCCAGCAAGCAATGGTAATTTAGCAAGCCCTAGTTATTTTAGTGCTTTAAGTGCTCCTAGTCCTGTAAACATTTATCCTTATATATCTGTTCCTTCATTTGATATAAATGTTGCTATTCCTGTAACTGGTCGTGTAACTTATATCATTCTTTATTACACAACTGTTGCAAGTCCAACTGCTTTAGACTGGAAAGTTCTAGACCAGCAATCATTGTCAAATGGACAGATATATGCTGGCGGTACAACTATTACTTTCCCTCATTACACACTTCCAGCAAATACTTATTACTTTGCTTATTTAGTAGGAAATGAATCGGCACAAACTGCCCTTTCTCCAATTTATTCTGCATTTGTATGGAATCCTGACCCAGCCAATGCTTCTAGCTTTACATTAACTTTTAATCCAGCAACCTTACAAGTTCCTTATTCTGGCGGTTCACCTGATTTTTCTGGAGTAACTTGTAAGTTATATGGACAAAATGGATTGGGTGGAGTTGATTTTGTAATATCACAAACCGATAGCGATGCCGCTTTTGTTTCTGGAACATGGCGAATTGGTAATAGTTCTACAACTGGTTATGCCGATATTGTAAAAACTAATGTATCTGTACCTAATCCTACAGATGGTGGAACTTTTGCTAGTTTTGGTATTCCTACTGCAATGCCATCTAGCCCAGCAACAATGCTTGTTCCAGTTAGATATAAAGATTTGGCTGGAGTAATTCATCAAGTATCGCCAGCAACTATCCAATATGCTTATCAAACTGCTGGAGATTCAGCAAATAAATACGCTACTGGCTTTTTATATCAATGGAACACAACAACTCCAAGTAACCCAAGCGGTACATCTATTTATACTTGGGGTACTGGAGCAATGTCTAGTTATACAGGCGGTGGCGGTTGGACAACAACTGTTCCAGCAAACTCTGGTTCTCCTTTGCTTCAATTATGGCGAGCATCTAAACAAGTTTCTGATGTTGCTACCGCTGTAACAACTACAATAAGTTGGGTTTCTCCATTTTCAATCGCAAATATAACGCAAAATGGTGCGGCTGGAACGCAAGCGGCAACACCTACTGTATTTCAATGGGCAATAACAATCCCCTCTGGACCTGTAGGCACATCCACATATACTTGGGCAACTAATTCATTTACTCCAACCCCAAGCGGATGGAGCTTAACACCTGGCACTTCTCCAAGTCCTGGATATACTCTTTGGGGGGCAAGCGTTCAATTAGTTGATAGTGCAACAGTAACTACTTCATCTATTAACTGGACAACTGCAAGTATTACTGTAAGAGGATATTCTGGCACTAATGGCACTGATGGAGCAACAGGGACAAATGGAGCATCTTCTAGGATTTGCTATACAAAAACTTCTTTATCTTCATTAGCATCAACTCCATCAACAATTACAACTTCTGGTAGTTCATCTTTTCCACCAAACGATTCTTGGGGTACGGGAACAGTATGGCAAGCAACTCCACCAGCTATTGTGGCTGGTGAATCTGTTTACCAATCAGATGGTATTTATAATCCATCTACAGGAAACACAGTTTGGAATGTTCCTTATCTTTCTGCTCTTAAAGTAGGTTCGTTGTCTGCTATTACTGTCAATACTGGTAACTTAACTGTTACAGGAACTATACAAGCTGGTTCTGCCGCATTATCTGGAACTACGATGACGGGTTCTGGATTGGTTGTTTACAATGGTGGCAATTATGCTTTAGGTGATTCAGCGGGAAACATTACCTACAATGGCGTTCAAACTACTATTAATGGTAATTTAATAGCTACAGGCAATGTCAATTTAAATGCTATTACTATTCCTGTTATTACTTCATCAGGCTTAGGCGTAGGATTAAATCAATATTATTATGTTACATTGGCTGCACTTTATATAACGCTTCCTACTGCTGGCTATATTTATGTTTCATCTACACAAACTTTGCAAAATTATTCAGTAGACCCAACTTCAGCAGATAGCCGAATTATTATTGGTGGAGATATTATTACTTTTGCTGTAAATGGTTTTCCAACTAATCAATATTCATCAAATGCTATGTCAGGGGCTGGATATTATGGTCCTGGCACTTATCTTGTGCAATTACAATCTATAGTAAGTGCTGGTTCTGCTGAAACAGTTAATTCAGTATTTACAAAAACTCTTTATGCACAGGGAATTTTACGATGATTGATTATGTTATTTACACTAGCCTAGGAGAAATTACTCAGGTAGGAACTTGTCAAGATGAAACTTATGATTTATTGCCTATAAACCCTCAAGACTTTGTTCTTAAAGGTAAAGCAGTTTTAGGAGAACAATGGGTAGTTAATGGTCAAGTTGTTGATTTGCCGCCAAAACCTTCTAATGAATACATTTTTGATTACTCTACTGGGCAATGGGTAATTGATACCAAAGCATTAGAAACAGGTATTATTTTAAAAAGGGATAGATTACTAGTTGATTCAGATTGGACACAATTATTAGATGTACCATTGACTCCAGACCAAAAAGAGCAATGGAGAGTGTATCGTCAGGAATTAAGGGATATTACTCAGCAACCTGAATACCCAACAAATGTAGTATTTCCTGTTGCTCCTTCTACTGAATTAGGTATAATTTAAAAAAAGATAAAATACGATCCGTAGGTGGGTGGAGTGCCATCCCCTATTAACCTAGTATTGGAGAGATCATGGCAGTCTTTAACAAAAATACCTTAACTCAGGTATCAGGTTTTGACAATCAAATTATTGCTGGCGAACTTGTCTGGCAACAAAAAACCTTTTGGAATCTTACACTTAATGCCAATGACGGAACTCCGTTAGATTTATCAAC